AACGCTTCGGAATTAACTTTGATGGAACAACGGAAGAGCCAAGCACATTTTTAACTGACCCAAGGTTTACAAATGCTTATTTATGGTTAAAGAATAGAGAGGAGTTTAATTTTAAATCAGAACCAACTTTAATAACTTATGATAATATATCTAATGACCAATTTTTAATAAATTTTAATTTAGCAAATGATACTTTTACATTTGGTGGTGGTTCAACTCGATATAAAGTAGAAATATACATAGTTCCTACTGTAGCTAATATAGTATATACTATTACATTGTTAAAAAATGATGAAATTTTTATTACTGTAAATGCAACTTCAATAGCTGGTTCACAATATTATTTATTTCTTAATGAGTATCAAAATGCAAATTCATCTGATGTTTATAAATTTGTAATTTCAAGTGAAGCAAGTATGACATTTGGTTCTACTTTATTATTAAGCAATAGAATTTTTATTGGTTACGACACAGAAACAATAACTAAAAATACAAATCAAACAATAACAGTAGGTAATTTATTAATTCGTTCATATTTCCCAGAAATTAAAATTGAGGATTTCTTTAGTGGTATTTTAAAAATGTTTAATTTAACTTGCTTTTCAAACGATGGTATAAATTACACTTTAGAAACTATTGATAATTATTACGATGATGGTTCAGATGTAGATATTACTAAATATGTAATACAAGATAAAAAAACATTAAACAGAGTAAAGACCCATAAAAAAATAAACTTTGATTATGAGAAAAGCGAATCAATAATTAATGTAGGTTTTAATTCTACTAATGGTATTGAATACGGTTCTTTACATTATTCAAATACACCACCTGCCGAGGGAGAAGAATATTCTATTAAGTTACCATTTGAAAATTTAAACTTTCAAAATCTATGGCCAAATAATGTTTTACAAGTTGGATATGCTTTAAAAACAGATTTACAAAGATACATTCCTAAACCAGTTATTTTATACGATTACAATCCTACTGCATTAACTGTAACTACAGGAATAGGATTTTGGTTTTCAACTTCACTAACAGGAAACGGAATAGAATACAATGCATATAAAGCATTCGGTCAAGAAACACTAATAGGAACAGAAACATACGGGTTAAACTTCAATGAGCAACAATCAACACTAACAAATGAAATAGTAAACAACGGTTTATATCAAACATACTATTCACAGTACTTTGCTAATATATTCAATTATAAGGCACGATTAACTAAAATTAGTGCTATACTACCAACAAGTATATTAACTACGCTTAAATTGAATGATACGATACTTATAAGAGACACAAAGTATTTGATTAATACAATGACAACAGATTTAACTAGTGGAGTTGCACAGTTTGAATTATTAACAGACCAAAGAGTAGTAGAACCATTACCAATAATAACTGAAAATCTTGTTTTAAATTTAGATGCAGGTAACCCACTTTCATATCCAGGAACAGGAACAACTTGGACTGATTTAACTACTAACGGAAATAATGGAACGTTAATTAACGGACCTACTTTTGATTCTGCTAATGGAGGAAGTATTGTGTTTGATGGGACGAATGATTATATAAATTTAGGTAATATTTTAAACTTTGAAAGAACAGATGAATTTTCTATATCTACTTGGATAAATGTGAGTTCTTTAACAAATTATGGAATGATTTTATGTAAAATGGATATTAATCAAAAAGGATATTTTTTATACTTTGAACCAACTGGAGCAATAGGATTTTGTTTAAGAAATACATTTAATACTAATGAAATTTTAACATTTACTCAAAATACTATTTCATTAAATAATTGGGTTAATATATGTGTAACATATAACGGTAATTCTTTAGCAAGTGGTGTTATATTTTATTTAAATAATATAAATCAAACTAATACAGTATCAAAAGACCTTCTATCTGCAAGTATTATTAATACATCAAATAATTCGATAGGTTCAAGGATAAATTTTAACAATGGTTATGTTAATGGTAAGATTTCAATAGTAACAGTATACAACAAAGAATTGTCAGCAACGGAAGTACTACAAAATTTTAACGCAACAAAAAATAGATATGGACTATAATCAAAGAGAGTTTATGATATTTAATACAGGTGAATTATCACAAATAGATTTTACACAAGTATTTGAAACATCAATAGAGACAGTTAGAAAATCAGTTGATGAGACAAAAACATTTGTTAAATGGGATGGTCAAATAATTCCTTCAAGTGTAGAATCTTTGACAACAAAAGAAGGTGCTTATACCTATGATGAAATATTAACTATTCTTTCAACTGCTGAATGGAGTTTACCAATGCAAGAAATATAAAAAAAAGACAATGATAAAAGAAATAATAGACTGCTTAAAATTAGATTTGAAGAGCAACAGTGAAAGAATAGCAATAGCAAGAGGCAAGAATAAGCTACCAGAAACATTTAAAGAAGCATTTAAACCTATAACAAAAGTATTATGTCGCAAGAAGTAGAAGTTAAAATAAAGGTTGATACAGCAAAAGCAGTTACCGATGTAAACAAGCTAGGCGATGCATTTGATAATACAGCACAAGATGCACAAGAGGCACAAAAAGTATTTTCAAAAGCAGGAAATGGTGTTGAAGTTGAGCAGTCAATTGCAGGTTTAAAACAACTGAAAAGAGAATTAAAAAATACAGCGGTTGGAAGTGCTGAATTTAAAAAACTTTACAACGATATTGATGATCTTGAAGACAAATTAAAATCAGCTAAAAATACATCGAGTGATTGGGTAGATAGTTTAGAGCAAGCGGGAGGACCTTTGGGTATGGTTGGAGCTGCAATTAACAAAGCAAAGGTAGCGACACAATCTTTTGGTGGTGCTTTAAAGGCTACGGGAATAGGTTTAATAGTATCTTTATTAGGCGGATTAGCAGTTGCATTTTCAGACAATGAAGGAGCAATGAAAAAGATACAACCTTTATTGGATGGTATTGGTAAAATATTCCAAGGTGTATTCAGAGCCGTAGAACCTTTGTTTAATACTTTAGTTGATTTGGCTATAAATGCTTTACCTATGGTTTCAAAAGCGTTTGCAGTTGTTTATTCAAGTGTAACATCTGTATTTCAATCTTTGGGTAAAATAGGCGGAGCAATAGGTAAATTAATAAGCGGTGATTTTTCAGGAGCGTGGCAAGATGCAAAAAGTTCAGTTAATGACTTTGGTAAAAATTATGATGCTTCTATAAAAAGGTTTAATGAAGGTACAAAGGAAATAACCAAAGTTGAAAAGAAAGAAAGCAAAACAAGAGTAAAAATTAAAAAAGAAACTAATGATGAACTTGATAAATTAGAGCAAGAAAGATTAGCTAAACAAATGGCTTCTGCGGAGGAAGCAATGAATAAAGAAAAGCAATTAAGAGAAGCACAAGAAACACCCGCAGAAAGAGAAGAAAGAGAATATCAAGAATGGTTAGCTATATATCAAGCCAATAATTTAAATACTGAATTATTGGATAAAGAGCATAAAGATAATTTAGCGTTAATTGCCAAAGAAAAAGCCGACAAGCAAAAGGAAACAGACGATAAAGCAAAAGAAGAGCAAAAAGAAAAAGACCAAAAAGCACTTGATGACAAGATGCTAGGATTTCAATTAGAAATGGAAAATGAAACCGTTTCATTTGATACAAAAAGAGAAGTTAATTTAGAAAGAGAAAAACTATTACTTGAAGATGCAACTTTAACAGAAAATCAAAGAACTGAAATAAAAAATAATGCTAAAAATGTTGCACTTCAAATCGATGCAGAAGAAGTGCAAAGTGTTAAAGCAAGAGAAGAAGCAAAACAAATATTATTACAAGCTGGTTTTGATGCACTAACTTCGCTTACATCAATAATGTTTGGCGAAGGTAAAAAAGCACAAGCCATTTCAAAAGGATTAACACTTGCACAAATTGGAATAGATACTGCTTCTGCATTTTCTAAATTAATGGCAGGTTCGGAAGCTGCAGCAGTTGCAACTGGTCCTGCTTATCCATTAGCAAAACCAATATTTTACGCAAGTGGTGTAGTTCAAATTTTATCAAATGTCGCAAGAGCCAAAAAAGCATTAAGCGGATCAACTTCTGGTGGCGGTGGCGGTGGTGGTATTTCAACACCTGCATCAATAGCAACACCAGCATCAGCACAGCCATCAATAAACGTAGTAGGAGCATCAAAAACAAACGCAATAGCAGAAACAATAGCACAACAAGGACAACAGCCAATAAAGGCATTTGTCGTGGCTAATGACGTGACCACTCAACAAGGCTTGGATAGGGCAATTGTTTCAAGTGCTTCGATAGGATAAAACCATTTTGTTGACGTCAACAAAATGGTATAAACAAAATAAAAATTTAAAACGTTATACAGTTATGAAAATTATAGAATTGATAATCGATAGTGAAATGGAGTTAAGTGGTATTGATGCAATTTCGATTGTAGAAAACCCAGCCATAGAAGAAAATTGGATAGCCTTAAAAGACGAACAAAAAGAGTACAAGTTTGCCGAAGTAGATAAAGAAAAGAAAATCATTATGGGTGCTATGTTAGTGCCAGATAAACCTATTTACAGACGTGACGAAGAAAACGGTGAATACTATATTTATTTTTCACAAGACACGATACGTAAATGTATGGAAATGTTTTTTCAAAACGGTAACCAAAGCAATGCTACTTTTGAGCATCAAGAAACAATTAAAGGTTTAACGATGGTTGAGAGTTGGATAGTAGAAGACAAAGAAAAAGACAAATCTAATCTATACAATTTGAATGTTCCAGTGGGTACGTGGATGGGTACAATCAAAGTTGAAAACGATGTAATCTGGAATGAGTTTATAAAGACTAAAAAAGTAAAAGGTTTCAGTATTGAGGGCTATTTTGCCGACAAAGCCAAACTACCTTTGTCAAAAATTGACCAAGTAGATATAGAAATAGAAGCAGGGTTACAATTATTAGAAATTAAGAAATTAATTCAAGATGCGAAGCAAAAGTAATTCATTTAAGACACCAAGTTACACAAGCCCAAAAGGTGGCACTAGAGGTTGTTTATGTGCTGATGGTACATATAGTGTAAAGTGTTGCGATGGTTCGTTACAAGCCCAAGGAATAGGCAATATATACGGTGTAAGAGCAGTTGTAATAGATTACTTTTTACTACAAGAAAATGGAGACTACATTTTACAACAAAACAACGATAAAATTATATTAAATGGATAAGAAAATTAGTGAATTAGATTTAGTCACAACATTAGATACAGGCGATGTATTACCTATTGTAAATCAATTAACAACTAAAAAGGTAACAGTAGCAAAGTTAATAGATGGATTAGCTACAACAGCCTATGTAAACAGTCAAGATGCTTTAAAAGTAGATAAAGTAACAGGCAAAGGATTAAGCACTGAGGACTATACAACTACCGAAAAAAACAAACTTGCAGGAATAGCAACAGGAGCCGAAGTAAATGTAAACGCTGATTGGAACGCTACAAGTGGCGATGCACAGATATTAAACAAGCCTACAATTCCTTCAATAACAAATTTAGTTCCATATACAGGAGCTACAAATGATGTTGATTTAGGATTAAATGATATAACTGCTGAAAAATTAATAAAATCAGGCGGAACTGCAAGTCAAATATTAGCAGCAGATGGTTCTGTAATAACTGCTGGAAATAATATAACAATTACAGGTGGTCAAATATCTTCTGTTGGTGGATCAGGTGGTGGAGGTTCAAGTGTTAATTATTATCTAAACGGTGGTACAAGTCAAGGTACTTTTGGAGGTTCAACTTATTACGAGTTTAGTAAGACTGCAATAATAGGAACAGGTGCAGACTTTAATATAAGTTCTAATGGATATATAGCTTCATTTATAACCGATGTAGCAGACCCATCATTATTACTTATTCCTGCTGGAAATTGGAATTTAGAATTTTTCTTTTCTTCAAGTTCTGCTGGTGGTTCACCTTCATTTTATACTGAATTATATAAATACAATGGAACTACATTTACACTTATTGCAAGTGGTTCTGCTGCTCCTGAAGGAATAACAAACGGAACAGCTATAGATGCTTATTTTACACCATTAGCAGTTCCTGAAACAATATTAACAGTTAATGATAGATTAGCTATCAGAGTTTTTGTAAATGCTTCAAGTAAAACAATTACATTACATACACAGAATGGTCACCTTTGTGAAGTAATAACAACTTTCAGTGCTGGATTAACTGCTTTGAATGGACTACAAGCACAAGTGCAAAATTTTGCAGTAGGAACGTCAGGAACAGACTTCGCTATTAATTCAAGTGGAAGCACACATACATTTAATTTACCTGATGCAAGTGCAACTGCAAGAGGAGCAATTACAACAGGAACACAAACTATTGCTGGGGCAAAAACATTTACAGGAACAATAGGTGCAAGTAATTTAAGTGGAAGCAATACAGGAGACAATGCTACAAACACTCAATACAGCGGATTAGCTACTTCAAAACAAGATACTTTACAATCAACTGTAAACATCAAATCTATAAACGGGAATAGCTTATTAGGAAGTGGTGACTTAGTTATTAGCGGAGGTGGTAGTACACCTCAATCTGCATTCACAATATTAGCAAACAATACAAATGCATCAGCAGTTCCAACCGAACAAGTTTATAAAGATATTGCAGAGCAAGCATATGCTGGTGCAACACCAACTTGGACTGGAACAACTGCACCAAGTGGAGCTACAAATCATTCTTATCAATGGTCACAAATAGGTAAAACAGTTAATTTAAGAGTAAATTTAGATTATGCGACAGCAGGAAGTGGATTAACAGCTGTAACCTTTGATTTACCAAGTGATTGTCCTACTCCAAAATTACCCGCTGGAGTTTCAGCAAATGGAGATGTAATTTGTTATGGTATTGGGATGCTTTCAGTTGCAAAAACAGCACCAGCAACACCTACTGCTACATCAACATCGTTAAGAATTAAAGGAACTGGAACTTATGAAATAAATGTAACAAGAACAACTGCAACATTACATAAATACGCATACGCAACAATTCAATATTTCGCACAATGAGACATATAAGACAAATTAATTCAGTAGGAACAGATAGCTATACAGTAGTTATAGCAAATGAGCCATTAGAACAACATCCTTCAATTTTAGAACATCCAGAATGGTTTGAAATATCGGAAGATGATATACCAGAAAAACATCAATACTTAAACTATCAAGATTGAAAATGCAAAAAAAACAAGCATTTCGTTATATTAGAAATTTAAAAATTAAACTATGAAAAATACAGATGTATTGAGCAGAATTACTGCTTTGCTTAACATCAAAGTTAAGCTAGAACAACAAACACTAGAAAACGGAACAGTTGTTGAATCGGATAGCTTTGCAGTAGGTGATCCTATCTTTGCTATTAACGGTGAAATTAAAGAGCCATTAGAAGTTGGCGAATACGTTTTAGAAAACGGTTCTAAAATTTACGTTACTGAAATCGGTATCATTGGTGAAGTTGAAGCTTTGAAAGAAGAGGAAGTAATTGAAGAGGAATTATCAGTTGAAAAAGTAGAAGAAACAGTTGAGGAAGTAGTAGTTGAGGAACTTGCAGAAGTACCACCTACAATCGAAGAAGTAATTGCTTTGGTAATGGAAGCGGTACAACCTAAAATTGATGAGTTACAAGCCAAGCTAGATGCATTGAGCGGTATGCAAACAGAAATGAAAGCAACCCTTTCAAGTGTATCAGCTACAAAACCAACAACACATAAACCAACCGAAAAGGTAAGTTTAGGAAAGCAAAATACTGGTTTAAATATATCAGGAACAGAATCAAGAATAATGGCAATGTTGTCAAAATAAAATATTAATAATTAAAATTTAAAAACTATGGCTAATCAACCATCAATCTCATCAAATTACGCTGGCGAATTCGCTGGTAAGTATATCGCTGCTGCGGTATTAAGTGCGAACACAATCGCAAACAATGGAGTAACAGTTATTCCTAATGTAAAATTTAAAGCAACTGTAAAGAAAGCGGTTATTTCTGGACTTGTTCAAGATGCAACTTGTGACTTTACCGATACAGGTGTAGTAACACTATCTGACAAAGTACTTACTGTTGCAGAAAAACAAGTAAACTTACAACTTTGTAAAACACCATTCGAGCAAGATTGGGAAGCAACTTCAATGGGTTACAGTTCATTCGATGTTATGCCTTCAAACTTTTCTGATTTCTTTATCGCTAAAGTTTTAAAAGATATTGCTATCGATACTGAAACTTTCTTATGGAATGCTACAAACGGATTGGGTAAATTGCTTAAAACTGATGGTGCTGCAGTTGTTGGAACACCTTTAACAATTACTTCATCAAATGTAATAGCTGAAATGGGTAGAGTTGTAGATGTTATTCCTGCTGCTTTATATGGCACAGAAGACCTAAGAATCTTTGTTTCTCAAAACGTAGCAAAAGCATACGTAAGAGCACTTGGTGGATTTAGCGTTGCAGCTACTTCAAACAATGGTGTACAAGGATTAGGAACACAATGGTACAACGGTCAAGAATTAACTTTCGATGGTGTACCTGTATTCGTTGCAAATGGTTTACCTGCTAACACAATGGTAGCAACTCAAATTTCTAACTTGTTTGTTGGATTTGGTTTAGCTGATGATGCTAACGTAGTTAAGACTATCGATATGGCAGATATAGATGGTTCTAAAAATGTACGTTTCATTGCACGTTTTTCAAGAGGTTTGCAAGTTGGAATCGGAACGGATTCAGTAACATACGGAATAGCATAATTCAAGGGGCTATTTAGGTAGCCCTTTTTTATTAACTTAATAAATATATAGATATGCCTTGTTTAATGTCAACGGGTCGGAAATTAGCCTGTAAAGATGCGGTAGGCGGAATACAAAAAGTATTCTTTGGAGACTACGGTACTTTAGGAACAGCTACAATATCTAATGGAATGGTAAGCACCTTTAGTGGTACTAATATTTCATTATTTCAATACGATGTTAAATCAGCATCGGGATTAGAGCAAACCATTACTTCAAGTAATGACAACGGAACTACTTTTTTTGAACAAACCCTTACTTTGGTTTTAACAAAATTAGATGCAGCAACACAAGTGGAACTTGCTAAAGTTATAGCTACAAGACCACACGTTTTTATACAAGATAACAACGGTAACTATCTTTCAGTAGGTATGACTAGAGGTTGTGATGTAAACGGTACAATTAGCACAGGAGTAGCCTTAGGCGACTTAAATGGTTATTCTTTAACCATTACAGGACAAGAGCCTTTAATGGCACAGTTTGTAAATTCAACTTATATGCTTTCAAAAATAGCACAGACTACTGGAGTACCAACACAAATTACACCTGCATAGGGATATGAACAGGTTTAGAATTAGCACTCAATTTATTGGGTGCTTTTTTTTTACAAAAAAAAATAAGTTCACGTTATATTGGTATGATAGTATTAAGACAAACTTTTGACGAGAACATAACTATAATTCCAACGGTAAATACAACCCTTTTGGCTTTAGTATTTGAATTTACAGACGAAACAACTAAAACAGTTTATACAAGAGAGCCTTCACAAGTGGTATATCAAAAAGACTTAACTAATTCCGTTGTTGTTACATCAGACTTTTTACAAGTAAATACATTTTACAATTTGAAAGTTTACAATCGTGATGCTACTGAATCTATTTATTACAAAGACCGAGTATTCTGTATTGCAGACGATACAACAATACAAGACTATTCAATTAACCAAGGAGAGTATACGTTGCCTAATATTGACAACAATTTCTATAAAATATGAAAAGAAAAATAAATAAAATAGAGCCTAAAAAGATGGGCGGAATTGGTGTTGTAAATTTAGCAACTTATACAAGCCCGAAAGTAGTTGAAGTAAGAAACCAAGACTGGATTAATTACGGTGAAGATAACAACTATTTTGGATACTTACAAGATAGGATTAACGGATCACCTACCAACAACGCAATTGTAAACGGTATCAGTCAAATGATATACGGAAAAGGTATTGATGCAAGTGATAAACTTTTAAAGCCAGAAGATTATGCACAAGCGATGTTATTGTTTGATGACGATACAACTGAACGTTTGTGTTATGATTTAAAAGCGATGGGACAATGTGCAGTACAGGTTGTTTATTCAATAGATAAAACAAGAATAGTTGAGTGCAACCACTTTCCTGTTGAAACTTTACGAAGCGGTAAATGTAATGAAGATGGCGAGGTTGAAAATTATTTTTATGCTGAAGATTGGACAAAAGTAAACAGACAAAACAAACCCTTAGAAATACCTGCTTTTGGCTTTGGTAATGGTGGTGAAGAAATACTTTACATCAAACCATACAAAACAGGCTTTTACTATTATAGCCCCGTTGATTTTCAGGGCTGTTTACAATACTGTGAGATCGAGGAGGAAGTGTCGAATTTTCACCTAAACAACATACTTAATGGTATGAGTCCGAGCTGTCTAATAAATTTCAATAATGGGACACCGACCGAAGACGAGCAGAGAGATATTGAACGAAATATACAAAACAAGTTTGGCGGGAGTTCTAACGCAGGTCGGTTCATCCTATCTTTTAACGATAATAATAACTATGGGGCTACTATAAACCCAATTCAGTTATCAGACGCACACAATCAATACCAATTTATTGCAGATGAAGCAATGCGTAAAATTATGATTGGACACCGAGTTATAAGCCCTATGCTTTTAGGTATTAAAGATAATACTGGATTTGGTAACAATGCAGACGAATTACAAACTGCTACTATTTTAATGCAAAATACAGTTATAAAACCATTTCAAAATTTACTAATAAAAGACTTCAATAAAATTTTAGCTTTTAATGATATTTCATTAAACCTTTATTTCAAAAATTTACAACCATTAGACGGTGATAATGAATTAACAGTAGAAGTAGAACCTACACAGCCAACAGCAAGTTTAAGCGAACATACTATTGACCTTTCACAATACGGTGAAGACATAGATTTAAACGAGTGGGAATTGGTAAGTGCTGAACCCGTAAACTACGAAACAGAAACAGAATTAGATGCACAAACAGAAAATTTAAACGCTACTTTTTTGGCCGAGGTGTCAACAGGAACTGCAAGAACTAAAAGCGTTTCAGGACAAGACACAAAATTATATATTACACGATATAGATACGGCGGTAATGCATCACCAGAAAGACAGTTTTGTAAAAAAATGATGAGTGCTAATAAACTTTACCGAAAAGAGGATATAGAAGCAATGAGCCAAAACAATGTAAACCCAGGATTTGGTATGAACCCAAACCCAGACCAACCTTATGATATATTTCTTTGGAAAGGTGGTGGCAAGTTAAGCGATGCTTTTCCATTCGGAACTTGCAAACATTTCTGGGTTCGTGAAATGTATAGAAAAATAGGAAGCGGTAAAAATACAGCAGCACAACCATCAACACCAGCGGATGTAAGAAGAGCGGGAGAGATAGCACCAACTAATAACCCTAAAGCGTACATTGCTCCGCACGATATGTAATTATGACAACACTATTTATCACACCAAAAGACCTAAAAGCAAATACTATAATTAACGGAAATGTTGATATAGATTCTTTTATTCATTTCATCAAAATTTCGCAGCAGATGCATTTGCAGAACTATTTAGGGACTAAATTATACGATGCTATTACTTTAAAAATAGATACTACAACTTTAACAGGTAACTATCTTAATTTGGTTTCTGATTATGTACAACCTATGTTGATTCACTTTGCAATGGTGGATTATTTACCATTTGCAAACTATCAAGTTAGAAACGGTGGCGTATTTAAACACCGTACAGATAACAGCGAAAACGTTTCAAAAGAGGAATTAGATATCCTGGTCCAAAAGCACAGAACGTTTGCTGATTTTTACGCTAAACGATTTGTTGATTATATGGCTATAAATGCGAGTGCTATGTTTCCAGAATACTGGACCAATAGTAATTCAGATATGTATCCAGATACTAAACCAAACCCGATAGGATGGGTATTATAAGATGGAAAAGGAAAAACCAAAAGAACCGAAACAACTAACCTACAAGGTTAAGGCTAAAAATATAGAAAAAATGAACGAATATTTAAACAAAAATAAAAATGACAAGTAAGAATTTAGAAGTATTAGCGGTAAATGGTACGATATTCGGGCTATCATTTACAAGTATTGAAAGCACAATGAAATTATTGCTTTTGACTATGTCAATAATATACACAGGAATAATGATTTATAAACTTTTAACAAAAAAAGAAGATGCAAATAAGTAAACATTTAACATTAGAGGAATGCACACGATCAGCGACTGCGGATAAATTAGGAATAGTAAACAACAACCCTAACCAATCAGTTATTGATAATATGAAGTTACTAGCTGAAAAGGTATTTGAACCAATTAGAGAGCATTTTAAAGCACCAATACACGTAACAAGTGTCTATAGAGGTTTAAACTTAAATCAAGCCATAAAAGGCAGTATAACAAGTCAGCATTGTTCAGGACAAGCTATGGATATTGATATGGATTCAAAAGGCAAACCAACTAACAAAGAAGTGTTTGACTATATTCGAAAGAATTTAGAATTTGATCAGCTAATAAATGAATTTGACTGCAGCTGGATTCACGTTTCCTATGTGAAAGGTAAAAACAGAAAGCAAGTATTAAAAGCAAAAAAAGTAAACGGAAGAACAACTTATGAAACTTATAAATAAATATATAGATATGCCAAACTTAGATAAAATACCAAAACCAGTGCAGGAGTTGTTAGATTCAGCAGCAACAGAATATTCACGAAGCGAAGCAACAACAAATGCGGGTAGAATATTAAGATTTATTTGCAG